CCACGAAAAAGTCATGCATGGACATCCCACTCTCGCTGCAGAGAGGAGGGGAGTCCATTTGACCTGTTTCAAGCTGCTCAGGGAAGCCGGTCTAGTCCCTTATGACATATCTACCTCAAAACGCACGACTAGTGCTGGGGTATGCGGCTATCATGGTCATTTTAGCGCCCGCGACTTCAACTTCCCTGAGAGGAACGACGAATTCCCGGACAACGGTGCTTACGTTTTAATCGATGTCGATTACTACGTTGATATGCATGCGTTGGCGTCGCTGATGCGACCGATGGTCCTCTACACATTCAATCCCAAGACTAATACCGGCTGCACTAAAGAGAGCACCTGGTATGTCGAAAACGGCAAGTTCACTTACAATGTGAACGGTGGCAATGTTTATACCCACCCCGTTTGGGAGTATGGCAACAAAGACTACGTAACGTTCAGGGTAGCGGGCGCCACTTATCTCTACGCGATAGAGAGGTTGCGACCCACCGTTGACAGCACTCACGAGGTCATTTTGTTACAGCCGACAGCGACATGTGCAGATGTGCAAGATAGTCATTTGGTAATACGCCGAAACTTTGGTAACGGCGTCTTCAGAGACGGAAACTTTGTGGTCATCCAGGATGGCCCCCACCACTTTAAGCTACAGGCGGACCTGTACTCTGTGGTTGTCGCCAAGATGAAATTGAAAAATTTCTCCCACTTTACTCTGACTCAGTATTTGACAGAGAATAAGAAGGACATCTTGCTAGGCAACGTGAGTTACTTGGGCCAGTGGCTAGTGGACAAGAATGGGGAGCCAAATGTTGATCTGGATCTCACGTTTGCTTCAGTGATGACACGTAACGACGGAATGTTTATCTCGAATGAGATTAAACCCGCGCATGTTATGATGGTGTATCCACCAACGAACCTTTCAGCCAAGTCGGCTACGAAAGATGTGGTTAGTGATGCTGCCGCCGTAACTCAGAGGATATCTAATGTGCATAACAGCACTATTCCCCCTCTGAAGTATGCCGATTTCGCCGACGAGTTTATCAGGGAGTTTGCGAGAGATGTTGGTGTCGAAGAGCGCTCGATGAGACCATTCGACGTGGACGCCTTGCTGGAAGCGGTTGAGAGGAAGGAAACACGTGCTAAGATTATGGATGCTGCCGCCGACCCTTTTACGGTGGGCATTCCTAAGCGTGTTGTTGTGGAGGCTTTTGTCAAGAAAGAGTTGTATTGTCCTGCCGGCGACGAGCGGAACATATCACCCACTGACAATGAACACCTCTACAAGTTATCCTTGTATGCCTATTCGGTGAAAGAATTGCTCAAGAAGACCAGATGGTACACTCCGGGGTTGACCCCTAAGGAGATTGCGGCCAGGGTCATGCAACTGCACCATGTTGGTGCCAAAGTTTGGGAGACAGATTTCTCACGCTTTGATGGACGGACAAGCCG